CGAAATCAACGACACCATCTCGATTGAAGTGCAGGACACATCGGCCGTCTATGTGCCAATCTTTGGCGGCTCAATCGTGGACATCTCTGTGAGCGTGTCTCAAGTCGGTTCAACCGCTTACACTCAAGAAGTCACCATCACGGCTCTAGGAGCCCTTGCAAGGCTCCAGAAGGCTCTCACAGATGGCGTCTTGTCTCATGACTTTGATGGCAATCAGATAGAAACAATCTTGAGCGAAGTCTTATTGGCTCAATGGCAACAGGTTCCAGCCGCGCTTCAATGGAACACTTATGATCCGACGACGACATGGGCGACTGCTGGCAATAATGGCATAGGAGAGATTGATACTCCAGGCAATTACGAATTGGCTCAACGCTCATCAGATCGCATCATTGTCTATGATTTAGTTGCCGCGCTGGCAAGTAGCGGATTAGGTTATTTATACGAATCGGCATCGGGCTTAATTAGCTATGCTGACTCGACTCACCGGACGAATTATCTTGCAGCTAATGGCTACACAGATCTGACTGCTAATCATGCTTTAGGCCAGGGCATTACGATTAAGACAAGGGCAGGAGATGTCAGAAATGACATAACTATCAGTTACGGCCAAAACTCATCTAATCAGGTAAGCGACACAGATCCAACATCGATTGCACTTTATGGCGATTTATCACAAATCTTTACAACCACCTTGCGACACTTACACGATGCTGAAGATCAAGCTGCGTTCTATCTGGCACTGCGAGCTTATCCGCAGCCAATCTTTGATTCCATCACTTACGCCTTGACTAATCCAGAGCTAGACAATGCCGATCGTAATGCTCTTATCAATGTCTTTATGGGTCAGCCGATTGCACTCAACAACCTTCCTCCAAATATGTCGTCCGGAACATTCCAAGGCTTTGTCGAGGGCTGGACTTTCCGCGCCTCTTACAATCAACTTGACATCACTCTTCTTATGTCGCCACTGGCTTATTCACTGCAAGCTATGCGCTGGAATGATGTGCCAATTAACGAGCAGTGGAATACCGTGTCGCCGACTTTAGAGTGGCAATATGCCACAATAGTCTCATAATGAAAGGAATACAGAATGGCTAATCCAACAACAAACTATGGTTTCGTGTTACCGACTGCAACCGATTTAGTGACCGACCTTCCAGCCGACTTTGACGTTGCACTTCAGGGCGTTGATACTCGATTAAAAGCATTACAACCAGGAACGACGCTTGGTGATCTTGCTTATTCGTCAGCTACTGCTAACACAAGCACTCGTTTAGCTATTGGTGCAAGCAATCAGGTTCTAGGTGTTGTAGCTGGTGTTCCAGCATGGATTGATCCAGACAATATCGCTTCTACTTATTCTGCTAAGACTGCCGCATACACATTCGCGTCAGGCGATGAAGGCAACATATTCTCGATGAACAATGCTGCAACTCAGCAATTCAACATTCCAACAGATGCAACTTTTAACTTCGCAATCGGTACAGAAATCAACGTGTTCTGGATTACCGGCGCAGGTCAGCCAACAATCGGCGCAGTCACTCCAGGCACAACGACAGTCATTTCAACAGGTGCAACAAGTGCCACTCCTAAATTGCGTGTTGCTAATTCAGGTGCAACTTGCAAAAAACTAGCTGCTGATTCTTGGATAGTCTTTGGAGATCTAGCCTAATGACACCAATGCTTGGAATTATGGCTAGTGGTATATCCAAATCCAAATCATTTTCTGCAACCGGTGGCACTGAATATACTTCAGGCGGTTACAAGTATCACAAGTTTACTTCTAGCGGAACTTTTACGGTTGTTGGCAGTAAAGCAATGGAATGGATTGTTGTTGCAGGTGGCGGTGGTGGTGGTGCTGACGAATTAGCAGGTGGCGGTGGCGGCGCAGGTGGTTTGCTTGCAAGCAGTGGAACAATCACGGCAAATGCTTATTCAATCACAGTCGGCGGTGGTGGAACAGGCGGCGGTAATACAGGAACAACCGCTACCAACGGAAGCAATTCAGTATTCAATTCCACAACTGCCACAGGCGGTGGTAATGGCGGCGGATTTCTTAATGGCGTTAATTACTATGCACCAAACATAGGCGGTTCTGGTGGCGGCGGTGGTAAAATTAACGGCGTCAATAGAACTGGTGCAGACGGCACAAGCGGTCAAGGTTTAGCAGGTGGCAATGGGCAATCTAACGAAGCAGCAGGTGGCGGTGGTGGTAAAGGCGCGATCGGTTCAAATGCTGCTTCAACATCAGGCGGCAACGGCGGAATTGGATCTAACACTTATTCAACTTGGGCAAGTGCTACTTCATCAGGTGATTCAGGTTATTACGCGGGCGGAGGCGGCGGTGCGGGAACGGCTGGAGGAAGTGCAAGCAACGGCGGAACAGGCGGAGGCGGTCTAGGCTCTCGTGGTAATAGCGGGCAAGGCGGGGCGCGTAATTCAACAGTAGGCACGGCCAATACAGGTGGCGGTGGTGGCGGTGGTTCTAATGATGGTGTGTTTAATGGTCGAAACGGCGGAAGCGGAATTGTAATTGTAAGGTATGCAGTATGAGTCACTGGGCAGAAATTGACGCAGACAACAAAGTATTGCGCGTACTTGTTGGCGATAATGATGCGCCAGATGAAGGCCAAGCGTTTATGGAATCACTTGGCGGGACATGGATCAAGACTAGTTACAACGCCAACATCAGAAAAAATTATGCTGGTGTAGGTCATATTTATGATGCAACGATTGACGCTTTTATTATGCCAAAGCCGATTGAAGGCGATTGGATTCTTAATGAAACAACTGCACAATGGGAAAAGGTTAATGAATAAATATCCAGACGGCACTGCTGCACGAATTATCGAAGTCGCACTAGCTGAAGTCGGCACAATCGAGACTGGCGAGAATCTGACCAAGTACGGCAAGTTCACAAAGGCCGACGGATTGCCCTGGTGCGGATCCTTCTGCAACTGGGTCTTTGACCAGGCAAAAGTCAAGATTCCGTCAATGGTTTCAACGGCTGCTGGAGCTCATAAAATGAAAGAGCTTGGACGCTGGATTGATAATAAGCCGCAGCTTGGAGATCTATGCTTTATGGACTTTCCACACGATGGCATTGATCGCATCAGTCACATCGGAATTGTGGTCAAGGTAGGCGCAACGAGCGTCTATTGCATCGAAGGCAATACTTCCGGCACTGGTGATCAACGCAACGGCGGAATGGTGATGATTCAGCAACGCTACGTCGGCAAGGAAATCGTTGGTTTCGCTAGGCCAAAGCTTGTTGCTTATGCTGGAGAATATCCAGTGGTCGAGCCACTTCCACAGGCAAAGCCGAAAAAGGAGAAGAAGAAATGACACAATTTAAGGCACTCGCGGCATCATGGGCTAGATCATCAGTGGCCGGAATGTTAGCCGTTTATATGACAGGAAATCAGAATCCAAAAGATTTAGCGATGGGGCTTGTCGCTGGTCTAATTCCGGTACTAGCTCGCTGGGCTAATCCAAACGACGTCGCATTCGGTAACAAGAAGTGAGCGTAGGCGAATGGACGGCGGTCGGTGGGCTTGTCCTTGCTTTGCTGACTGCCATCTATTCGTCAATGAGATTCATGGTGAAGTCGATCATGCGGGAGTTGTCTCCGAATGGTGGCAACTCTCTCAAGGATCAGGTGTCTCGAATTGAGGCACGTTTAGATCAACTATTGCTGGAGATTGCTATCAAGAAATAGACACGCCGACGTCAATCTTGAAATTGTCGGCCATCGATGTCACTCTGTATCTGGGAGCATTCGACAAGGCTCCCACGGGAGCAAAAAATGACATCAGGTGAAATCGGTTTATTCTTGTTTATGTGTCTGGCCTGTATTTTATGGTCGATTGTGAGCTACACAATGGGCTACAAAGAAGGCCACAAAGAAGGTTATCAACGCGGTCGAGCCGTAGGCCGTCACGCATCAGCTCAGGCGGTGTCCAAGTGAGTTTCTTAGATAACTACGAAGATGTAGCTGCACGCATTCAGCGATTCTGGGCTACCTATCCAACAGGCAAAATCCACACATCAATCATGGACGTGAATCTTGAAAAGGGCTACGTCCTAGTCGAGTGCCGTATCTATCGTAATTACGAAGATCAAGAGCCAGCCGGTATTGACTACGCATTCGGCAACGTGAACACCTACAACGTCCAGATGAAAAAATGGTTTATAGAAGATACATGCACGTCCGCGATTGGCCGTTGCGCAGGGCTTGTTCTAGGCACGGACAAAAGGCCAACCGTTCAGAATATGCAACAAGTAGAGCGAATCGATCCAAAGATTGTTCAAGATGCTGCCGTTGCCTATGACTACTGGAACACAAAGCATGGAGACGTGCCATCCTTCAAGACACGTGAAGAGGCAGAAGAGGCAGGCATTCCAACGCTTGGAGTGGCTATCGACACCATTAAAGAAACTCTAGGAGGCGTTCAAGTAGCTGCTGCTCCGATGTGCGCTCATGGTCACATGATTTGGCGTGAATCAAAGAAAGACGCTCCTAAATCTTGGGGCGGTTATTTCTGCGTTGAGAAGATTAAGGCGAAGCAGTGTCCACCGGCTTGGCAAGTTCTCGGATCTGATGGACAGTGGAGGCCACAAGTATGAGCCGCGTGACTGAAATGATTGACGTGGACACAATGATTGGCCGGACTCTGATTGATGGCAAAATCGTTGCAGAGTTTAAGTGTGAGCAGTGCGATAAATGCCAGCGCATTGAGATTCTAGATCGTGCAGGTTATCTACGTGCAGTCGGAGGAGAGCCGGTGTTGTGGTTCTGTGGCAAATGCAGAAAATGACCGTGACGCCTGCCGATGAGTGGGCTATACATAAACGCGCTAGTGACGTGGTCTTTGCTCAAGAAGCAATCCTTGGCGTGATTCAGTATTACAACAAGCTAAACAATCATGAACGCGTGGTCGAATACGCCGAATCACTAGCTGCGGAATTATGTGTGGCCAGATACTTCGGACTTGACTACGACATAAATGACAATAAAGGCAAAAGCCGATCTGATGTAGGCAAGGGCATTGAAGTCAAGTGGACGTCCTATCAAGGCGGCAATCTCATCATCTCGCCTAATGATCGTGAAAGCGATGTGGCCGTCTTAGTAGTCGGCAAATCGCCGGTCTATTACATCGTCGGCTGGCTTCCAGTCTCATTCGCTAAGCGCAAACGATTCAAGAATCCACGTCAAGACTCTTGGTGGGTAGATCAAGGCAATCTTAATCCCATTGAGAATCTAGCAAGGAGCGAGTATGCCGCTATTGCGATTTGATTGCTCAATCTGTAAGAAGCTCTATGGTGATGGGCGTAAAGAGCACCTAATCACAAAGGGAGCCGAGCTGACCATGCACGAATGGTTTGCTCAATGCTCTGGTTGCGGGGCATTCTCGGTCAAGTTAGTCGATGATGGGCTGGTGGCCGGGCTTGAATAGTTATCCACATACTTGTCCACAGAAGCCTGTGGACGGACAGACACACCGGGTTCAATCCTTGACAGAATGTCAGTGTGCGTCGCTATACTTGAAAGATAATATCTTGAAA